TCGCGGAGCCAAACTTCAATGAACTTAAAAAAGTTCTAAGAGAAGCCTATTCTAATTTTGAGTTTCACAAGCAAAAGGCATTAGCTGATTCCGAAATAATCCGAACACAATTCACATGGGACAATGCTGCCCAAATCGCTAGAGATCACATCCAGGCGCTTTTAACTGAGAGGTCAAATGAACAATCATCCGACTTTGCATGGGTGACCTGTGGTAACTTGGGTTACATGCCGGTCATTCAAAAACTAGCTCAATCGCTGGCTCTTTTTTCGAGTAGGCCCCTGTTAGTATATGGCATTGACTGTGACGTTCCGGACCTTGGATCAAACGTTATAGGTCGTAGGCTCAATGTTGAAAAGCATTCAGAGCATGATCGTTGGTATTGGAAGCAACATGCCTGTTTGGCATCGTTATCTGAAGGCTATGATAATTTCGTATGGCTGGACGGCGATATCGTTGCTAATCATAACATCGACAACATTTCAGAATACTTTAGCTTAATAACAACTTACCCAATTCCTGACGTCCATGTACAACAGGACTTCATTGGATTCTACACCGCACGCGATGGTTCCAGAGGTCAACAGTTATTCAATGAGAACCTATGTAAGCTGCACGGAGTTCAGAGACTTGCAACAAAGGCTCATATCTGCATGTACGTTTACAATAAGAAATGCGATTGGTGGTTCAATGAAATACTTGACGTTTATAAAAACACAGACCTAGCGGACTATCGTAATTTATTACAGTGGAACGATGAGGGTATTGATAATTTCCTAAGATCAAAATACAAATTAACTTCATTCTTGCCGCTTTCAAATTTTGACGTATCTGAATGGGACGGCGATCTGCTTGGAACTACCGGCAGAGCAATGGAACATTTCATTTCATTTTGGAGAGATAGCGGACCTAGAAATTTTGGAAAGATCTACGGCTGGCAGTTCGTACCAGAAGATAAGTCAAAGATTCTCTACTTCCACGGTAATAAGAACATCAATTTCGCGCAAATCATGATCGACCACATTAAGGCCCAGCGCGATAGTAACTTCCATGACACTCACTACTTCTTTGTTGCAAAGAACGAAATCAAGAACTTAGGCTCGATTGCTGGAGTTCAGGGTGGAACAATGGACATTGCTCATCAATACGGTTGGGATTATGCAATCTACCATGAGATCTACAATCTAAAGGACTACGAACATCCAAGAGAGGGAGGCCCGGCTCTTGTAAAAATTCAACCAGGTGATACTGTTGTTGATCTCGGTGGAAATATTGGAGTCTTTACCCGATATGCATATCACATGGGAGCCTCAAAGATTGTAACCTTTGAACCTGATCGCAGGTACTTCCAAATCCTAAAACAAAATGCACCAAAGAATGCAATTCTTTTTAATGCAGCAATAGGCGATCAGCTTGGAACTCTAACCTTAACTGAGAGCTCTCATCTTGGCGGATCCAACCTATGGCATAAACAGGATCCAACAGTCACACAATACGATGTGAACGTTTACACACTAAACCATCTGCTAGACAATGGCATAATCCAAAAGATCGACTTTTTAAAGGTTGATATTGAGGGTTCTGAAATAATTGCAATGAAGGGAATCAGCGATGATCACCTAAGAAACATTAGAAACATTGCGGTTGAGTATCATCATGAGCACCTTCAATACGATGAAGCTCTACGAGATGAATTCATAACTCGACTAAATAAGTTAGGCTTTAACTCTTACTTATTATTCTGTGGAGGAGACGATGCCTTACAACTAATTTACTTCTGGAAATAAAATAACCCTTTTTAAATGAGATCATTAAATAAAATCGCTAAATCAATGGGGACCGATAAATCCTCCGAGATTCACAACTACTGCGAAAAATACGAGAAATGGTTACCGTTCAATCGATTAGAGCCTCTAAAAATCCTAGAGATAGGGGTTCTGTACGGTGAATCACTTATCACATGGCGCGAGTACTATCCCAATGCAACAATCATTGGAATTGACATAATGGAGTCTTGTAAACAATACGAGAATCCAGATAATGGAGTCTTTGTTGAGATTGGCTCGCAGGACGATCCTGAATTCCTAAAAATGGTCGCCGAAAAATGGGGTCCATTTGACATGATTCTAGACGACGGCTCTCACATTAATCGACATGTTATTGCTTCGTTCACTCACCTAATAGATCACGTGAAGCCTGAGGGAGTATACGTAGTCGAAGACTGTGCAACTTCATATTGGGAAGAATGGGAAGGCGGATTTAGGAATCAAGGTTCATCCGTTGAGTTTTGTAAGAGACTAGTTGATGACGTTAATTTTAATGGACAAATGCAAGACGATTTTTGGAACGTTCATGCGCGCCGTGAAGATTATTTAACCGCTCAAACCATTCGAAAACAATTACCCATTCGAACAGACATCGAATCAGTCAACTTCCTAAATGGAATAATCATCATCACAAAAAGATAATAATTAAATGGCTCATCATCAGCAACAGGAATTTTGTAAAAGAATCTCAACACGATTTCCCAAGTATTTTAAGAATAAAAGAGTCCTAGACATTGGCTCATTAGACATAAATGGTAATAATCGCTTTTTCCTAACCGACTGTAACTACATTGGACTAGACGTTGGAGAAGGACCTAACGTTGATATTGTGCAAGTCGCTCATCTATATGATGCACCAGACGAAACGTTTGATTTAATCATTTCAACTGAGGTTTTTGAGCACGATATGTTCTACGAAAAAAGCATTCAGAACATTATCCGAATGCTAAAGCCTGGTGGAGCTTTCATATTCACTTGCGCTTCAACTGGGAGACCTGAACATGGGACCAGAAAATCAGATGGCAGTTGGGCAGCACCATTGCTTGCTAACATTTCTGAAGAGTGGTCCGATTACTATTTGAATTTAACTGAGGCCGATATTCGAAAAATCCCAGGCTTTGATCAAGTCTTTCCGGATGGAATGTTTGAGTATAATTCAGACCCTGGTGATCTTTATTTCTTTGGAGTAAAGGGCGGAATTGCAAATGATGAAAAATATTCTGAGCGAGAAGTAAACTCAATCATCAAGGATGGAGAATACGCAGATGATATTTTTGTGGTTGACACATGGCCCAATACGCCAGAAAAGGAGGCTGATCTAATTGAGTGCATAAAGAGATTACGTGAATTCAAAGGAATTCCAATTCTTTTGGTTTCGCATTTTGCAATAAAGCCGGAAATTCAAAAATTAGTTGACTATTACTTGTTCGATAAGGACAATCCACTACTCCTAAATTCTGAATTTGAATCTCATCAAGTCGGCAGCGGCAGATGGTCAGCAATGCCAACTTATAGAGTGGACAATGAAATGGCATATCATCACGACTATGCAATTTGGACGTCAATGACTCACGCTTTTAATTTCTGTAAGTACCTTGGCAAGAAGACAATTCATTTCATGGAATACGATAATCTACTTGACACATTCCAGTACAGACAGGCATTTTTGGAAAAGTCTAGTGAACATGATGCAGTTGTGTACGAATATCATTCAGGATCATCTCTCGATTCTCACTTCGATCCATATATGGCAACTTTCATTTTTTCAATTAGGACAGATGTTGCAGTAGAAATGATGACAAAGGTCAAGTCCAAATTTGAGTACTTTGCTAATAGGCCTAGAGGTTGGCAATTAGAAAGACTATTCTTGAAATACTTAAGAGAATGCACCAATGACATTTACTTAACTGAGTACATTGCGAATTCTGCTGAACTAAATACTCAAGCTGTTTGGAACAGGGATGGTATTCTTAGGGACGATGCAATGTTTCAAATTTATCCAGCAGTTTCTGATTCCGGGGAACTATACGTTCATCTAATTTCAGGATTTCACGAAAAGCCTGCAAAGTCCGATTATCTTCTTGAAATTAGATACGAGGGCCTAGTTAAATTCGTCAACTTAGAAATAGGTAAAATGGACCTCATTCCGCTTGGAGCCTACAAAAAGGGAACAACTCTTCGAATTAATTATCTTGGAAAAACAGTATTCACTGAGTTCTTTTCCGATCCAGCTAATGAATATTACATCAAGAATAAGGTGACTCATTTGGACGCAAATATTCCAGTAGACGTTCACTATAATTTTGTTGATGGCGCTTACGTTGAATTAAAAACTCAGAGTCTTAGGGAGTACACCGCTAAATTCATTGATGCGGACACTGGAATAGAGCACTTCCGTACTAAATTAAGAAACGGCCACTGGGCAAAATCTTCAATTAAGTACTACAAGCGTTGGAAGATAGAAGTGGTTGACGATTCCGATAAATTAATTGAGCAAATCGACTTTGACTTGAGAGGTCAAAAAGTTTACATTTCTCTAGAATCCAAAGCGTTAGGTGATACGTTTGCATGGTTCCCATACATTGAGGAATTTAGAAAGAAACACGGTTGCAAGGTAGTCTGTTCAACATTTTGGAATCATCTATTTGTTAATGAATATCCTGAACTAGAGTTCGTTCAACCGGGTACGCCAGTCTATGGTCTGTATGCAATGTACAGATTGGGCTGGTACATCAAGAATGGAACTTGGGATAGAGAACTTAATCCAATTGATTTTAAATTGGGCCCATTACAAAAGGCTGCATCAGACATTCTTGGATTAGACTATCAAGAAGTAAAGCCTAAATTGACGTTACCTACTTCCAGAAAACTAACCAAGAAGGTTGGTCTAGGAATTCATAGTACCGCTCAGGCAAAGTATTGGAACAATCCAACCGGTTGGCAAGAGGTCACTGACTGGTTAATCGAAAATGGCTATGAACCTGTAATTCTATCTAAAGAAGAAGACGGTTACATGGGAAATCGAAATCCAGTCGGTGCAACAAAACTTCCACATGGTCCACTTGAGACAGTAATCAACGAATTGTTAGAGTGTCAAGCCTTCATTGGTATTAGTAGCGGACTAACTTGGGTTGCTTGGGCAACCGGTACGCCGGCCATTCAAATTTCAGGATTCACGTATCCTTACAATGAACCTGATTCAGGCATAACTAAATTAGAGGCTCCGGCTGGTGCTTGCGCAGGTTGTGCAAATCGCTTGAGATTTGATCCAGGAGATTGGAACTGGTGCCCAGATCAAAAGGGCACGCCTAGACAATTTGAATGTTCTAAACTAATAACTGCTGATCAAGTAATCACTAAGCTTAAAGAGATTCTCGTATAGATAATTCTATATGATATTAAACGCTAGACAAAACAGTTTTTTCATTAACTTCCCACCGGATTTTTTCAATCAGGAAGTTCAAGATAAGTACAGCAAGTACTATCGTAGCCTATTGCTGCCCTATAAATCGCTATCCGATTTTATGGCGTCTACTGTGCAAACGATAAATTTTCCAGGCTTTACTACAAATCTGCAAACTCAAACCAGAGTGTTAGGTAAGATTCAAGAAGTGCAGAGCTCAAAGCCCATTGCTGATATGTTTAGTAGAGAGCTTAAGGTAACTTTCAAGTTGACCGATGCTTACTTAAACTATTTTATCTTTTTGGATAATGCACTGAACTACTTAGAGCCTGCGAACGTCACTCCGGAAAATACTCAAAATTCGCTGGGTCAAGCTTTATCTGTGCCAGCTCGAGCAAACGGAAATCATCCGTTCTTTCAGCCGCTTCGACTGACTCTTTTGAATAATGAGGGTTATGCAGTATCGTCGATCATATTTAATCGACCAATGTTAAAGTCTTTGAGTGAAATGAACTTATCGTATTCTTCGATTACGCCGCAGTTCACAACGTTCACTGCAACATTCCAGTATTACAACTTTGATCTTGAATTAGATTTTGATTAAGAATTTTGGTCAGTCCACGCGTTTGATATTGGACCTCCACTTGAACTTTTGCGATTGACTCCAATTCTTTCCATAACATTCGATGCCTTACGTTTCGAAGTCTTTTCAAAGCTTGGAAAGTAGGTCTCAACTTGAACCGACAAAGTTATGTTTATTTTATTATTGTCAGTCATTGTAAATTTGTAAACCTTATCGACTGTTTCGGTTGCTGGAAATTGAAATTGTGCTGGAATTCTGACTCCCATGTATTGAAAGTACATCACACGGTTCGCGTAGTTGATGTTTAACATGCTCTCAGCTATCTTGAATGCCTTGTTTAAGTTATCACAAATTATCTTAATGTCGAATTTCACAGACATCGGTAACGAAAACAACTGAGCCGAATATCCGGTTAAAATATTCTCATCGTTCTCGCCCTTTTCAGTTTGTGAGAAACTTCCTCTAATGAATTTGTTAGTAATATCAGATGGCTTAACCTCAAAGCTTGAAAGAGTAACTATCCCTCTTGGAATAATA